ACATTATTGATAATAGTGATTTTATCAAAACTGTTATATATAATTATTTATGTTTAGGACCTGGATTTCCAGATGTAGATTCAATGAATAATCTAATTTTAATGTCTTCTGATGCTGGTGGATTTAAACCTTTAATGAAACTTGCTGATAAAATTGGATGGAAAGGTGAAACTTTTGGAGCTAATAAAGCTAGATCTTGGGATGAAGAAGATGGAACTAAGTTTGTACAACAAATAGATAGAAATGATTTTGGTGGTAAGGATATACTTATTATTGATGATTTATCTATTTATGGTGGTACATTTAAAGGTTTATCTAAATTACTTCGAGATAAAAATGTTGGTAAATTGTATTTAGCAGTTAGTCATATGACTATTGAAAATCTAGGCAAAAGTCCTGTAACAGAATATTTTGATTATGTATTTACTACTAATAGTAAATATGATACTTATTTTGTTCCAGATGGTGAGGGTGGTACTTCACCAAGTAACTTAACAGTAATAAAATTATTTTAAATAAAAAGCTTTGCAGCTTTATTCGTCATTAATGGGATACGTGCTTTGTATCCCTTTTTTTTTACAATTAAACAATCAAAAAATGAAAAGATTATCAAATGAACAAGTACAGGAAAAGTACACAGCATTATTAGAAGCAGGTGATGATGAGAAGAAAATTAATCAAGTAATGTCTAAGTACAATTTGACAAGAAAGCAATTTTCAGCTCAAAGGTATGTTGCAGTTAAAAATGCTGACAAGAATCCAACTCCAAAACGCAGAGAACCAGTGTATGCTGCTGTGATTAACAAAAGTTCTATGGTTACTACTACTGTGGTAAACAACAATATTGTTAAGATTGGAGGCTTAGAGGTTGAATTTCCAAATAATAGATTTGTTTTAAATGGCAACGAAATTACTTGGTAAACACGCTAAGTATAAAGTAACACAAAACAAGATTGTTATAAGGGCTAAGGTATTCGATTACTTTAGCCCTTGTACTAATATATTGTCATTATGTAATTTAGATTTCTCGTTAGAAAATTCTTTTATAAATGAAAATAAAAGAGTAACTGTTGTAGAAATTAATCCTCACATCTATAAAAAACAATTAAAAGTTGCAGATGAAAGAATTGAATTAATACATGATAATATATTAAAATCTAATCCAAAAGAGTTTGATGGTTTATTTTTGGATTTTTGTGGACCCTATTCTAGTAAAATGAAAGATTTTTTACTTAATATAAATAGAGGAAGTAAAGTTGTATTAACTTTTCTTGCTGCTAGGGAACATCCTACTTTAAAAAGTATAATAAATATATATGACAGAGAAAGATCTTATATAAATTTATTAAAATCATTAGGATTTATGGTTGAATATTATTCTTCCTATAACTCACCTTCACCAATGCTTGTATTTTTCTGTAGAAAAATATAATTTTTCACTTATCAATTAAAAATCAAAAATGTCTAAAATCAACAAAAGTGAGAATATTTTTTATGGTAAAAGAGAATTATTAGCTCTTAGCCATGCAACATCAGGTTCAATTAAATCTTATCTAGAATCTGCGTATTTAAGTTGCAAAACTGCTGCTGAAATGGTATTATTTCACATATTATGTATTAATATGGGTGAAATTCAAAATAGGCAACACAATATATTTGGAAAAAAAGAGATGCCTCAAGGAGGTCAATCATTAAATAGCCAATGGCTTGAATATCTTAACTTTATGTTAGATAGAGACGTCAAAACATTTTGTAAATTACTACCAATTTATGTTGAATATGTTGGTTTAAGAGAGTTTACAAGATATCAAATATCAACTAAAAAGAAAACAAGTAAAATTCAAGGTAATTGGGGTTTATTAGCTAAAATAATGTCTAAAGAAGAAGCTTACAAAGCTTTATTAGATCTATTATCTAACTACATAAACTCAAAAAATCCTTTTCAAAGAACTTTAGTAGCTAAATTTGTTAGTAAGCCAAATACTAGTAAAAGAATAAGTATATATAAAGATGGTGTTAGAGGTACTAGAGATCTTCAAACACCCACTACTCAAAAAATGAAACTTTATCATAAGTTATTAATGGATATATCTAAAAGAGAAGGTTTCAAAGTTGAAATTCATGATAAAAACACAAGATTTATTGGTTTTATTGAATGGAGAAAAGAATATAATGCTGATTTAGAGTATGTATTGTTTTCTAATGGTAAAATACATGATTTTGATGAGGAACAATTCCTTAAATGGATAGGTAAATTACCTAATGGTGCTAGAAATAGAGTCAAAAGAAGATTATTTGATTGGGAAGGTAAAGTTGTTACTAAATATGCTAAACTTGCTGGTTACTTTACATTTTGGGAAACTATTAAAGCTCAAAAACAAGCAGAAACTAGAGAGTTAGAGTTAAAAAAGGCAAATGAAGGTTTAACAGAAGCTGAAGAAGTTAAACTTAAACAAGTAAAAAAAGAAGGCAAAGTAAATACAGCAGGTTCTACTATATTTGATTTTATATATGATTTGGGTAGAGTAGACAGAACTAAAAATGTTTTAAGTGAAATCGAAATGCAAGCCATTGTAGATTTTGTTAAGTTTGAAGTTCCTGTTATGGTAATTGTTGATTGTAGTGGATCTATGGGTATGAATGGTGGATTTCCTGAAAGATTTGCTAAATTAGCAACATCTTTAGTTTTATATAAAAACCCTGATAATCAGAACAATATATTCTTTAGATTTGGTGATGTCACTGAAGCTATTAGTCCTATGTCTACAATACAAACTTCTAATAATAGATTTATGAGTAGAGCAGCTGTAAAAGTTGAGAAACTAGTTGATAAAAGTAAATCATTTTTAGAAAACTATAACGTAATATCTCAATATGTTAATAGCAATATGGGATCTACTAACATACAAGGACTAGCTGATTGCTTAATAAATTGGGTTAATAGTGGTGATGCAGTTGAAGCAAACTTGAGAAAAGAAACTATTCAAAACTTTCCAGTAATGCTTATTATAAGTGATGGTGATAAATGTTAATGTCACCTTACAGCGTAATCTGTAATAAATAAAATGCTTAAATTGTCGGGAAACTATCTTAAATTTTGACTACTAACTTATTATAGTGATATAAATAAGGGTGTTGCTAATCACAACAGTATAGTAAAAAGGTTAAAATTGATACAATCCGCAGCGAAATAAATTTAAAATATTTATAATTTAGGAACTTTATATTAATAATATTTGTTTGTGTGTAAAACACAACAATGAATAATATAAAGAAATTAGTAAATAATGTTCAAATTTTTAAAGATCATTATCTTAATGATAAATGGTCAACAGTTAAAATAGGTAAGTTTTATAATATAGCTCCTACTACAATATCTAAAATACTAAGAGAAAATGGAATTTCTATTTCTAAAAAAATTGGTACAGGTAGAAAAAGAGTTTATAATGTAGATCATGATTATTTTAATATAATAAATACTCAAGAAAAAGCTTATATATTAGGTTTTTTATATGCTGATGGTTATATAACTAATAATAATAAAGTAGGAATTACTTTAAAATTAGAAGATAAAGAGATTTTAAATATAATTAAAAAAGAATTAAAATCTGAGTACCCATTGACTTATCATGAAGCGTCATATAATGAAAATTATAAAAAGACTAAGAAAGTTAGATTTTCAATTACTAGTTCTATAATGTTTAATAAATTAAAACATATAGGATGTACAGAAAATAAATCTAATAGTTTAAAATTTCCAAGTTTAGATATTATACCTAATCACTTAATAGTTCATTTTATCAGAGGATATTTTGATGGTGATGGTAGTATATATAAAAGAATTACTACTCATAAAGGAAAACAATATGATAATATTGGTTTTTCTTTTATTGGTACTAAAGAGTTTATTGAAAGTGTTGTTAGTAATTTACCTTTTTGTTATAATGGTAGATTATATAAAGAAAAACGTACTTTTAAAAATGTATGGGAATTTAAAACAGGGGGATTAAAAAGATCTCAAATTTTTTATAATTGGTTATATAATGATGCTACAATTTATTTAAATAGAAAAAAATTAAAGTTTGAACAACTTTTAAATTTAGACGTTCAGAGACTATAATAGCATACCCGAATTATTTCCTTAAAGGGTAAAGGTATAGTCCAAATTGCTTTAAAGCAAATAGTTTAACAATAGTCCTAGTCAAGCATCTTCTTTAAGTCAATGTTTAATGTCATTTAGACAAAAACTTCAGTATGAGCCTAAAGTTGTATTGCTAGAAGTACCTCAGACATTGACATCTAAGGATGTTAAAGTTAGAAAATCAAGCTACTTTGATTCAATTGAAAATGTTATACATATTACTGATTTTAATTTAGCAACAATACAAAATATTTTTACTAAATTGCACGATCTTGACATCGTTGATATATATACTTCTTTAGAGAAGCAATATGAAAACGAAAGATATGATCTCATAAAGAGCGCATTGTTAACATAATTTGATTTTAGTATGGTTGGAGAAATCTGACCATACTCTTTTTTTGACTCTTAAATAAAATTAAATGGAAAAGTCATTATTGTTATGGTTTTTAAAAGAAAGACATTGTAATGAATATTACAGATTAGCTTTGAAAGATGAAGTATTAAAAACCCATGATATTGAAAAAGGAGAAAATACTATTTTATTTACTTTTTCAAGTGAAACAGTAAAAAATGCTGTAAAAGATACTTTATTGAACAACATTAGACGATGTAAACTAAAAAAAGATACATATTCAAAAGAAGAATATATAAAAGTCATGGGAATATAACCATATTTTGTTTATAACATTGTATTTTTGTCAAAAGAAATATAATGTTAAATAAGACCATAAGAAAAAAAGACTTAAAAGAAGGTAATGTATTACCTATTTATCTATTTCCTCTAGAATTGAAAGATTATAGAGGTGATGCTGTATTGATTGAAAGAGATATTAAATCTGAACCACCAAATAAAATCAGAAATTTTATCTTTAAAGAGATAGTGAACAACAATGAAGAAAAAGTAAATGAAAATAAGTGTATTTACTACTGTTGGGAAAATTGGATTATAAAATATATTAATGGTCCTTTAAAAGGATTTAAAACTAAAACAAAAATAGCTTACTATAAAAAAGGATTATATGAAAAGGAGTGATATTACCATTGAAGGAGACATAGTATCTTTTGATATTAAAATAGATTCAACAAATTCAGTTTTACAATTTAAAACTAAAAATACTGAAAACTTAAGTAAACAAAAAGTAGAAGATATAGTAATAGAGTGTTCAGAATTAGTCAATAAATTTGTTACAGCTAATATGGACACTAATTTAATAAAAAAAATAACATCAATATTATTAGGCAAACTAGTAACGAAACATAATGAGAAAAATATACATATTTGATATTGAAGTTTATAATAATTATTTTTTAATTGTCTTTTATGATATTAAAGAAGATATATATACTCATTATATAATATGGGAAGGTGTTTTAGATGAAAGAAAAGAATTACTAACGTTTGCTAAAATTAATAAAGATTCTTTTTTTATAGGTTATAATTCTTTAAGATATGATATGCCTATAGTAGATTATATCTTAAAGAATCCTTTAGCAACTAATAAGGATATAAAAGATTTATCAAATCGTATTATTGATGAAGATTTATATTTTAATCCTAAAACATTCATGTTAACAACATTATGTTTAATGTTAATTAACAATTATGGTCCTAGAAGTGCTAAATCTACTTCATTAAAAAAGTTAGAGTTTAATTTAAGAAAGAAGAAGATTATGGATTTACCATATCATCATACTTCTGACATTAAAACAACAAAACAATCTGAAGAGATTATTAAGTATTGTAAGTGGGATTGTCAAGTAACTAAGGATGTATTTGATTTTAGTAAGGATTTAATTACTCTAAGAGCACAATTTGGTAAGCTTCATGATATTGATATTCTTAATAGTCCTGAACCTGATATGGGTAAAAAGTACTTCTATAAATACCTATCTGAAGGAATGGGTATTCCAGAATATGAGTTTAGTAAGCTTAAAACATATCATGATAAAATAGTAATTAAGGATATAATATTTGATTATATTAAATTTGATTTACCTATCTACAATGAAGTATTAGATTATTATAAAAGCATAGTTTTATACCCTACTTTAAAGAGTAGTATGTTTCCTGATAAGAAAGTAATTAACTTAAAAGGAGCTATAGAAAAAATTATAGAGTATAAAGGATTAAAAACTGATTATAAAGCAGGTGGATTACATGGTGCAGTATCGCCAGGTATATATTATAGCGATGATAAGTATATGATTGTTACTGCGGATTTTAAAAGTTATTATCCACATATACAATTTAAGAATGACATTTCTCCTAAACATATACCTTCTAATATATATTGTAGTTTACTAGATGGATTATATCAAAAAAGAGAAAGTTATGATAAGAAAACACATTATATATTAAATTACTCCTTAAAGATTTTAATTAATCTTGTATTTGGTTTATCTAATAGTGAATATGGTGCATTATATGACACCGAATTTACTTTAAAGACAACTATAAATGGTATGTTGATATTGTCAATGATGGCAGATAAAATATACACAAGATTACCAGAAGCCATAATACTAAGTAAAAATACAGATGGTATTGAGGTTAAAATACTAAGAACAGATTATGATAAATTAATAGAGATATTTGATGAAATACAATCAATATCTAAAATACCCTATGAAATAGATTTTTATGATAAATATGTAATTAGAGATATTAATAATTATGTAGCTATCACTAAAGCAGGAAAAAAGAAAGTTAAAGGAGTATTTGAAACTTATGAAGATATAATAGCTACAGGCTCTTATCACAAAGATACTTCTGGTTCAATAATACCTTTAGCATTACAGGAATACTTTATAAATGGTAAATTACCTGAAGAAACAATAAATAATCATAATAATATATATGATTTTTGCTATGGTGCTAAGTCATCAAGTAGATATAGATGGGTAATAACCCAATTAAAGAATGGTATTGCTACTAATAGGATATCTGAGGATAGATTCTTGAGATATTATATGGGTGGAAATGATTTTATAAATAAACTTTGGGTGAGTGGAGCTAGAAAAGATAGCTTTGAATTAGTACAATCTACTACACCTGTCACTTTATGTCAAAATATAGCCAAAGATGAAATTAACTCTTATAATAAAAAGGGTGAAATCACTATGAGCAGATATAAAGATCTAAATAGAAACTGGTATATACATGAAGTATATAAAATAATAAACACAATAGAAAATTATGAAGAAATATGAACTAAAAAAGGCACAAGTCAATTGTCAAAAGGCTCTTGAAACATGTAATAGGTGCTTAATAAAAAAAAGTATAAGATCTGGTAAAACACTATGTATGCTAGATTATATACAAAAGAAAAACTACAAAAGAATACTATGGGTAACTTCACTTGCTGATTTTAGAGATTATATTTTACCAAGAGAAATGGAAGATTTTGGTTTTAATTTAAATATAACATGTATATGTTATGAATCATTAAAAAACTATACAAATACTTCTTGGGATATTATAATAGCTGATGAATGTCAAAAAATAACTAAGAATTATTGTAATTATTTAGTTACAATAAATGCAAATAAATCTGTATATATGACTGGTACATTAAAAAATACCAAATCATTTGAAAAGATTATATATGATATTTTGAGATTGAAATTAGTATTTGAATATACTGTTGATGATGCAGTATTAGATCATAATGTATCTGATTATAAGATATCATTAATATACCATGAGTTATCTAAAGAGAAGACTACATTTGTTAAGTATTCAGGAGGATCTTTTTATACCAGCGATCATGCTAGTTATACAAATTTAAGTATTAAGTATGCTAAAGCAGAGTATGATGATAAAAAGAAAGAAATGGCAAGACTTTCTATATATATGTGTAAATTCTTAAATAAACTAACTTATAAAATAGAATTTGCTAAACAGTATATAAGAGAATCTGAAAAGAATGGTAAAAGAGTATTAATCTTTGCTGAAGATTCTAAAACAGCTAGTTTAATAAGTAGTAATACTTATAATTCTAAGACAGATAAATCTAAATTAGATGATTTTAATAGTAAAAAAATAAATCATTTAGTTTTAGTAAATAAAGGCTCTGTAGGACAAAGTTATGTTGATGTTGATGGTTGTTTGCTAACAGTTGTTAATAGTAGTAATGATTTTATACAACAAAGGGCTTTTAGAACAATACTTTACAGAAAGAATCATGTTGCAGATATAAGAATCTTAGTATCAAAAAATACACGCCAAGAAAGATGGATTGAATCTGCACTATTCGATATTGATGAATCTAAAATAATTAAACATGTCATTAAAAGTTAAAACAGCACTGAGGAGATTGGAGGTATCAACAAAAAAAAGATCAAGAATTAAACAAAATGATAGTTTTGAAATGTTGAATGATGAGGTAACTGCTAAATTAACTAGAAGAGAAAATTATGTTACTCTTGATGCTAAGGGTAACATAATTTCTGTTACAGGTAATGTAAAAGGTAATATAGGTGATAATATTTACACAGAAAAAGAGTAAAAATAATGGATGATAAGAGTAAAGATTTTTTGATAAAAAAATTAGAACCTAATATAGTTTCTTTATTTTTAATAAATGGATATGGTTTATTAGATAAACAAAATGTTTTTACATTTAATAATTTCATACCTAATAAAGAACTAGTAAAAAAATTATATGACAATTCTAATATTATATTATCTGATAAAGAGTTTATACAATCTTTATTGGATAGTTTCCCAGATGGTTATTCTAGTAAAGAACCTCTTATAACAAAAAGACTTGAAAAATTCTTTCAAGAGACTTCTTTGAGTGATATAACAAAAGAAGAAATTTTAACTTGTGCCAGAAACCATGTATTAAAATATGAAGCTCCATATTTTGGTAAACTTGAATATTTTGTTTATAAAGTAAATGAAAATAAAAAGTTTACTTCTAGATTGGAGGATGCTATAATAGCATTAAGAAAGAGTAAAATTGTTGAAGTTAATGACACTAACAGAGAATTAGGTTTTAATTCTTCATCTAATGGTATTGATGATATTTTTATATTAGAAGAATAACTAAAAATTTTATGAGTTATAAGAAAATAGTTAAGGTAGGGTCTTTAGTTAGTGTATCTAAAGCTGTAGAAAATTTTAAAAAAAGAAGAGAGGATCTTAAAAATGGCGGTAATCCTACTATAAAAACAGGATATAAAAATTTAAATGAAGCAACTGCTAATGGTTTTTTTAGAAATACCATAAATCTAATAGCAGCTCATAGTGGAGTTGGTAAAACAGCATTAACTATTAGAATTGCTGAAGATGTTATATTATTAAATAAAAACTTAAGAGTATTATTCTTTACTCTTGAAATGCCATCAGAAAGTATTATAGCAAGATTAATTAGTAATAAATTGAGAGCTACCGTTCTACAATTAAATACTGATGAAAGTTTATTAATACCTGATAGTGTTTATGATGAAATCAATAAATTAAAGATTGATTTTGAAGAATATGGGGGAAATAATGAGCAAATGTTTGATAAAATTGACGCTTATAACACAAAACATCCTGATGAGGATATACTTGTTATAATTGATCACTCATTATTAGTAGAAGGAGACAGTGACGCTAACAAAATATCAGAGTTAGCTTTAATGTTAAATTATTGTAAAAAAACATTTAAGAATCATACATATTTGATTCTTAGTCAATTAAATGACGCAATGCTTAGTCATGATAGGATTATCAAAAAGAGTTTATCTTATCCTATGTATACAGATATATATCATGGTAGACAACTATTTCAAATATGTGATGTAGTTATTGTCTTAAATAGACCATCTGATTACCAAGAACAATCAACTTTATATGGAATGTTAGATTTAGCCTTGTATAAAAAAGTACAGACTAAAGATAAAATATTGAATTTACCTATTGTATATGGTCACATAATAAAAGGTAGAGATTCAGGCAAAAATATAATAATTGCATGGGTTGATTATTTAAAGCATAATAAATTGATAGAAATACCTTTAGCAGATTTACTTAGAAAAAAACAGCTATGACAAAAGATGAAATCATAACTTTTATAAGTAATAGGACTAAAATAAATCATATAAAAAACGCAGTAGTAGCAAAAGAAGGTAGAGATGGTAGTTTTACTACATTCGAATCTTCTTTAAAAAATAATGAAACATATGTTTTATTATTAAGAAATATAAATAAAACGGATAGTGGTTATGAATATGACACTAGCGAATATAAAATTGTAAAAATAAATCCAGACATTAATATATCCCAATTAAAGATGTATAACGACTCTTTATACTGGATTACACCAAGTGAATATAGTATAATTTATGACCCATTAGATAACAGTATGTCACAAAATTTTACTACCTTTACAAAGAAAGAAATGGCTTGTATCTTACTTAAAGTACCTGATACAAATCATGAATGGTTAAATCAGTTAATTAAAAAAAGTTTACAATAATGGGATTAAGAATTGCAATTGTTGGACAACCAACTAAGGGAAAAAGTACAGGTATATTTCCAAATACTACTTTGGGAATTAAAGGTTTAAACCCTGCTGAAACTATTATATTGAGTTTTAGTGGTAAACAACTACCTATTAAAGGTAGTAATACTTTATATCCTAAAGGTAGTAAGTTATCAGAAGGAGCAAAGTATATGCATGTACAAGATGTTAAATTGTTACCAGCAATGATTGAATACATATCTTCTAAAAGACCTGAAATAAAAAATGTGGTTTTAGAAGATTGTCAATACTCAATGAGTATGGAATTTATGGGTAGAGCAAAAGAAAAAGGGTAAAATTGTCATGCCCTTTTAAAACCACTTAAATTGACTGGAAAACCTTAAAGCTTTATACACTCTCTATAACAGTAATGATTATAGTATAGTAAAAGAGATAAAGATGTTACAATAGGTAATCAGCAGCCAAGATTCCTTTATTTTAAAAGGAATAAGGTTCAGAGACTATCGAAATCACACAATAATGTGGAAGAAAGTAGAGTACACTAATGTATTAGTGGAAAAAGGTGGAATTTAAAATATATTAAAAATATTGTATTTTTGTAAAAAAATTATATGGTATACATTTATGGATTGATAGATCCAAGACAACCTGATATAATTAGATATATAGGTAAAACTAAAATGCTTCTAATAAAAAGATTGCAATCTCATATTGATGAAAGTAAAAAAGCAATTAATCAAACCCACAAGATTAATTGGATTAAATTATTACTATCTCAAAATATTAGACCAGAAATCATTTTAATAGAAACTTGTTCAAAAAGTATATGGCAGGATAAAGAAAAGTTTTATATTGAAAAATATAGAAAATTATTTAATCTTACAAATACTTCTGATGGTGGTTTTGGTGGTTCTATTGGTGTTACAAAATCAGTTATACAATACTCTATAGATGGAGTATTTATTAAAATCTATAACTCAATTGATGAGGCTTGTATTGATAATAACTTAGATAGAGGTGTTATTAATTCAGCTTTACAAAGAAATAAAAATGGAGGGTATGGTGGAAATTATTTATGGTCCTATTATACGAAAGGTTATCCTAAGTATATTCCTCCATATATAGAAATAAAATGTATAACAAGAATAAAAGATTTAGTAACTAATGAAGTTAAAATATTTTTATCTTTGAAAGAAGGATTAGATTATTTTAAAATAAATAGATCAGGCTGCATAAATAAATGTATAAAAAACAAAATACCTTACAAAAAACGATATTCTATAATATTTTTAAATTAAGATATAGTCCGACTTTAATAGAAATATTAGAGATTTAAACGATGACAAGTTTACTGATATTGGAGTAGCATTTGCTAATTGGATGAAATCTGCTCAAGAATCAAGAGATGATCTTAATGTATTTGTTATTTGGCATCCAGAAAAAGACAAAGATGGTGAATATAAGATGAAAACTATAGGTAATATGGTTGATGCTTATTTAACTCCTGAAGGTTTGATGGATATTATTTTATATGCTGATTGTCAAAAAAATGCAAAAGGCGAAATGGAATATTATTACATAACAAATAATGATGGTGTCTTTGGTGCAAGATCACCTATTGAGATGTTTGAATCTTTACATATACCTAATGATTTAGGTTATGTTAAAGATAAAATAGATGAATTTTACAAGTAATTTTTTTAATATTTAAATATTTAATACATGTATGGAATTTCAACGGATCATGTGAAAAATGATCAACAAACAAATTATTTTCCTTTCTCAGAGCAGTTATCTAATGTTAGTTTAGATAAGGCTTATTATCAAGAGTTAAATGGGGGTTATGAAGCAATCACTTTTAACTTATCAAGATCTGCTGATGGAATGGAGTCTATTTTAACTAGTTCTTTTTTGAAACCTGGTTCAGGTAAAATAAAGACTAGAAAAGATGGTACTACTGAAACTCAAAAAGAGGCTGATGAAAGAGTAGTTAAATCTTTCAACTCTAAGTTGAGACATATTGCTTTTGCTGCAGGTATGACAGAAGAGGAAGCAGCTAATGTTACTCCTGGTGCTGATTTTAAATCTTTTATTGAGAATTTCAGTAAAGCTTTAAATAACAGAGCTACAAAAAATCTTTGTTATGCTAAGATTGTGCCAAACAATAAAGGATATTCAACTTTACCTAATTTTCCACCATTTATGGCATCAATGGAAGCAGGTGATCCTGGATTTAAATTCAACGAGGATGAAAAGGATATGATTAAAGCTTTAGCCACTAATACATCTAATGGTGACACAGGTGATACTATTGGTATAGAAGATCTCATTTAAGAATCGCAACATTACTATCATGAGAGGGGAGGGAAGCAATTTTCTCCCCTTTTTTATAAATAAAATTATGTTTTCTTTAAATAATATTCAAATTAATTCATTAGATGAATTACATAATTATGTATCTGATTATGATATATTATCTCATTATTTAGGAGAAATAAAAGATAATTTATGGATTATATCCCCATTTAGAAATGAAGAACATGGTTCTTTTAGAATATCCTTTTATAATAATAAATGGGTATGGACTGATTTTGGATTTGATTCAAGACCTAAAGATGCAATAACATTTTGCATGTTATATGAGGGATTAGATTTCAGAGAAGCGTTACAGTTTTGTTATGATAATATAAAACACAGTAACACTAAACCAACAGTAAATAAAAAACCAAAATTTATTTCTTGTAAAATATCTAAAACTTTTTCAAAAATTGAATTGGATTATTGGAATCAAGCCAATATAACTGAAGAAGATCTTAGATTTTATAATATATATAAAGGTGAAATATGGTTTAATAAAAAGCTCTTATATAAGAGTACTGATACTAATCTTTTATTCATATACCTTTTTGATAAAGAAAATAAAATATTTAAAGGTTATAGACCTAATGAAACTGAATATAGAAGGAAATTCTTTTCAAACAATATAACAGATCATTTACAAGGTTATGATTTATTACCTGAAACAGGTGATATTTTAATTGTAACTAAATCTTATAAAGATGTAATTGTATGGCGAAAATTAGGTTATGCTGCAATAGCTCCTCATACAGAAAATTGTTTTATTAATCCTGTAATATTAGCAGATTTAAAGAAACGATTTAAAAAAATATATGTAAACTATGATAATGATTTTACAGGTGTAAATAAATCCATAGAATTTACTCAACAAAATGACTTGAATTACTTCAATTTACCTACAAATACTAATGCAAAAGATCCATTTGAATTTGTAGTTATTGACAAAAATAAAAATTATAACGAATTAAACAATTTATTCAAACAAAAAATTAAAAGAGATGAAACAATGTAAATTAGAAATTGCAACAGGTATGTTTATGCTTGTAAATTTTGACAGAAATGAAGATGATATGCCAGAGGTATATGAAGCATTTATTATAGATGCTGAAGATAATAGTATACCTTACAAATTACCACAAGAAGCTTATGATAATGTTGTTGATTTAATCAATGATGAATTGATTGAATTAAGTACATTAGTAACTACTGTAGTTGATATATGATAGGAATATTTATATCTAATACTTTATTACAACTAAAAAAGTTTTCTAGTCTAACTAATTTTATGGTTACATTAGAAACAAAAAGGTTTAATAAAAAGATTATTGATTTTAATATAGTTAGCATATCAAATACTGCTAATCCTTCTATTGAAATTATAGAATCATTTAATGAAGATGATTTGGCATTTATGAAAGAGTATATATTTATTAGACAGTCATTAAAACATTACGAATGATAACAATATCAGATTACAAAAAAATAACAAAAACAGCAGTTTATCCTAGAAAAGTGGATAATTTTGGAATAGCATATTTAACTCTTGGCTTTTATGATGAGTTAGATGAGGCTTATGAAAAGATAGCTTTAAATGCAGATGTAAATGAAGTACGCAAAGAAATAGGTGATGTTTTTTGGTATACAGTTACATTAGCTGAAGAAGCTGGATTAAGTTTTGATAGGATAATAATGGAGATTTTTAATGAAACAGATACAAATCCTAGAAAATTTAATGGTCTTGTCAAAAAGTACTATAGAGATGGTAAAGCTCTAGATGTTACTTTTATTGAAGATAGTATTATAAGCACATTCAATCATCTATTGACTTTGTTTTGTAGCTTATATCCTCATCAAACAATGTGTTTTGAAGAAGAAGTTGAGGTTATATTAGATCTCAACTATCAAAAATTACAACACAGATTAAAAACTAATACTTTACATGGAGACGGAGATAACAGATAGTGGTGCTAAAAGATATGATACAGGTAAGCTAAGATATGATTTAGTAAATCCTGATGCTCATGAAGGTATGATTAAAGTACTCACAATGGGTGCAAATAAATATGGTGATAGGAATTGGGAAAAGGGTATGAAATGGTCTAAAGTAATAGCTAGTGCTAAAAGGCACTTAGCTGCTTTAGAAAAAGGTATTGACTTTGATGATGAAAGTGGTGAAAAACACATAGATCATTTAGCTTGTAATGCCCATTTCTTATCAGCATATTATAAATTGTGTCCTCATTTAGATGATAGACCTTCTAAATTTAATAATCCAATCAACAAATTGAAGATTGGGATTGATATAGATGGAGTATTAGCTGATTTTGATGGACATTTATTTGGTATGTCAAACTTAGATCCTCATACTATTCATCATTGGGAAGATCCTATAGTTAATGAAAATTTCAATAAGCTAAAAGACAACCCTTACTTTTGGAAAACGCTTCCTGTTTTAAATAAACCTGAAACTATTAGTTTTACAATATCAGCTTATATAACTGCTAGATCAATTGACAAATCTATAACTCAAGAATGGTTAAATACTAATGGTTTTCCTACAGCTCCTTTATATTCTATTGGTAAAGGTCAATCTAAAGTACAAACAGCAAAGGATGCAGGTATAGAGTTATTTATTGATGATAGATTTGAAAATTTCATGGAGTTAAATAATGCTGGTATATTTTGTTATTTGTTTGATTCATCTCATAATAAAAAATATGATGTGGGTCATAAAAGACTTTATAATTTAAGTTTATAGTATGAAAGTAGGATTTACAGGTACTAGACAAAGTATGACTGATTTACAATTAACTAGGTTAAGACAATTGTTATTGGAATTAAGTCCAAAAGAAGTAATGCATGGTATGTGTGTAGGATCTGATGAACAATTTCATAAATTAGTAAGAACAATGTATCCTGATTGTAAAATCATTGGTTTTCCTGGAACAAACGCTAACAGAAATGAAAGTATATTTAGAGCAAATGTTAAAGTTGATGAAATAAGAGATGAAAAACATTATTATGCTAGAAATAGAGATATTGTGGATGAATCTGATTTTTTAATAGCTGCTCCTATTGATATGCATGAAGTAGGTGGCACATGGTACACAATAAATTATGCTAAAAATATCACGGAGTATAAAATAATATAATATTTAAATAATTAAGTTCATGGGAAGAAATTTAGCAAACCAAATTGATAAAATAAAAGACTACCCTTTAGGAGTTATTAATTTAAAAAAAAGTGATAAGGTAAATACTTGGGAAATTGACAGGGATATAAGATATAAAGGTGTATCAATCTATAAAATTGAAGATAGATTGATGCATCATTATATTGATAAAAATATGGATGATTTTTATTCTCATTTATGTAAATTACTTCCTAAATATATGATAAAAAGATACTTGTATAAATATAATTATATATATAATAGGGGAAAATATTATGCAAGTATTGATTATTATATTGATTCGAATAATACTATTGGTTATTCTCCATATAAAAAAAGACCATTCAAAAAAACATTACCAACTAAAGATTTTCAAGGTTATTTTGAAAGAATCACTATTAATTATTACTCTAAAGAAGAGGGAATAACTACAGCAGCTACTTTTAAGTCTTGGTATCTTAATGAAAAGATGTATAAACTTAAAATTATATCTGGTAAATTAATAACTTATTATAGTAAAAATTATAGATATAAAAGAGCTAAAAAAGAGCATGATACTTTAGTAAATAAATATCAAAAAGAACAAGAACAAAAAGTAAAAAAATTTAATGAAGAATATTTACGTAATTGGGGACATTCACGGAGAATTAGTGAAACTAAAATCGATAATTAGTAAAATATTAATTATTGATCAAAATCCTAAAATAATATTTTTAGGTGACTACGTGGATAGAGGTCCACATTCAGCTCAAGTCATTGATTTCTTATTAGAATTAAGTAATTCAATTGAATGTATATTTTTAATAGGAAATCATGATTATGAGTTTTTTAGATTAGGTATAGGTGATGGTATTGAAAATATAAAAAATCATAGTTTTTATAATGCAGGGGTAGAAGAAACTTTAATAAGTTATAATTATGATGCTTCTCATATGAAGAGACATTATACTAACTTTTATTTGAACTTATACTCATATCATATAGAAAAAAATAATCTATTTGTGCATGGTGGTTTTAATAGACATCATTCTATAACAAATCCAATACATAATAATCTTTCTGTACTAGTATGGGATAGAGATTTAATAATGTCTGCTAATAGTTATGAAGCCATGTGTAGAGCAGATGGGTTTGATCATACTAAATACAAATTTAGAATGTATGATCAATATGATAATGTATTTATAGGTCATACTCCTGTTCAATATTTTGACAAAAAAGAAATAATGATTTTACCTAAAGCTAAAGTATGTTTATGTGATACTGGATTAGGTAAATTTCCTAATGCAATACCACAAGCAATTAGAGTTAACGATTTAAAAATCATAACATGAAACCAAAAAATAGAATATTAAGAGATATTACAACAGGATTGTTATTATTATTTATGTTATCAATGTGGTTTCTTATATTTTTTAATCCTGTAATAATAGCCTTTTATAAAGGATCTCCTATATGGTTATTCCTTTATATATTACTTATTCCTGAAATTATAGCAGGATCATTAATATCACATCTTATATTTGAATTTTATAAACCCTAAAATGGCAAAATTAATATTAAAAAAAGAAGACATAGATAGATGTTGGTTAACATCAGATCTACATTTAGGTCATAAAAATATAGTAGGACCTAAAATATCAAATTGGAAAACAGGTTATAGAACATTCGATTCTATTGATCAGATGGATTCAACTATTATAGATAATATAAACAAATTAGTTGGTCAAGATGATCTTTTATTTCATTTAGGTGATTTTTCTTATGTAGCAAAAAAACAACCTTGGGCATATAGAAACAGAATTGTTTGTAAAAATATATATCATGTATATGGAAATCATGATAAAATACACACTTTAGCTAATATAAATAATTTTCATTGTTGTGATTATTTAGAAGTAGTTATAGATGATATATTCTTATGTATGTTCCATTATAAACAAGCAGTTTGGAATAAATCTCATAGAGGAGCTTACCATTTTTATGGTCATTCTCATTCAACTGCAGAACATATGCAAATAGGTAGATCAATAGATGTAGGTATTGATAATGCATATAGATTATTAGGTTCATATGAGCCATTTAAATTAACATGGTTACTTGATTATTTAGATAAAATTCCTATTAAAGCTATTGATCATCATGACCACAATACAAATGATTAATCATGACAACAACATTAACTTTTAATGATGAAGCTGACGATCAGTTACAATTACTTAGAATGTTAAAAGCTATGGATTTAAGTTGTGCTTTATTTGATATAGAGCAAATGTTTAGATCTAAACTTAAATATGATGATAATTTAACAGATGAAGAAGAAAAAACTATTTTAAAAATACAAGGTGAATTTATTGATATATTGGATAAATATAATATATCAATAGATAGTCTATTACAATAAAAAATTATGGATGATATAAAATTTTGCATAAATCAATCTAAAAGATATTCTAAAGATGAAGTAGTTGCATTTCAATTACAAACAATAAGAGATTTACAAGTTGAAATAGGAAAATTAAAATCATCTATATATGAATTAGAACATGAATTAGAGGATTTTAAAGCTAATAAAGTGAATTTACATGATCTTAAACATAAAGGTTGGGTAAAAGATCTTTTATATACAGATCATATGGAGAATCTTAAAAAAGAAATAGCTTCTTTAAAGTTAACATTAGCTGAAAATCAACATAAAGATTTCAAAAAAGAATCTCTAA